GAGAAGAAGAAGCGCAGGAAACGGGACGAATAGCCCCAACGAAAGGAAGATGAATATGAAGGTCTATGTCGTGAGCCAAGGATACACTCCCATTGGCGTTTTCAAGGACAGGGAGACGGCGCTTGCCGTGAGCAAGGGCGCGAACGGAAGTCTTTTCGGTGGCGAGGACGATTGCCACGTGAAGGAGTTCCCCATCGTGTCAGAGCCTGTTGTCTGCGAGGTGATTAGCGATGCCGAACGTGAGTAACGAAGAGCGCCTGGCGGTCATCACCGCTTTCGGCAAAGCCGTGAAGCAGGCCGAGAAGCAGGTGCGCGAGGAAGTTGACGCGCAAATGCGCGAGGACTTCATGGTAAACGGCGTCACCCAAAAGCAGCTCACCGTGAACGGTCAGAAGGTCGGCACGATCTCGGCGCGTATGACCAAGGAGAAGGTCGGCAAGTATCCCATGCTCAAGTCCGCTCCCGAATTCGTGGAGTGGCTGCGCACGTCTGATGGTGGACTGGATACGCTGAACCGCCTTATGACCGTCAAGCCCGATTTGGTTCTTGATGCTGCGATTGCAGACGGAGAACTGCCCGATGGCTGCGAGATGGTCGAGCGTTGTGAGCCGCCGATGATGACTGGTACGACCGTTCGCGTGCAGTTGCCCAAGGTCATTGACGCGCTCGGTAACAACCTTGGTGCTGCTGCCGCAGCACTGCTTACGGGTGAGGTGGGGTAATGGACGATTTCAAGAAGGTCGCGGTCGAGTTCTACAAGCTGGCTCTTGAAGAACACGCGATGCTTGCTATTACTTCACTTATTGGTTCTGAAGATGCTTTCAAGCGCTTTTTGGATATGGCTAATAAGGTCAATGAGTACTTGGTTCAGCACGAAGCCGATTTCAAAAAGGCACGCCTTGAAGTCGAAGCCAACGAGATGCTTAATCAGGAGGTGTAGCCAATGGGTGTTCCAGTACTTATCTTAGGCCCGTCAGGCTCCGGAAAGACCTACTCGATGCGTAACATGCCCGTTAATTCCTACGGGCTTATCGAGTGCGAAAAGACCATGCTGCCGTTTCGCGGCGGTAAGAAGTTCGCGCGCACCAAAGAGTTTGCAGCCCTGCGCGGCATCATCAAGCAGTACGCGGATGTATACAAGACTGTCGTTGTGGATGATTTCGGGTACTGCGTTACCGATTTGTTCATCAAGCATATCGGAGACAAAGACCAGTACTCCATCTATAAGAACATCGCCGCCGAGGTCTATAACACCGTTGAGTTTATCAACGAGCTGCCTGGCGATGTGATCGTGTACATCACCATGCACACCGATTCCGATGCTTTTAACAACATCATCCCAAAGCTCATGGGAAAGATGGTCAACGAGAAAATCGACCTTCTGGGCATGGTCAACGTCTGCGTCTTATCCGAGGTAATCGAGGGTGAGCACGTGTTCATCGTTGACGATAAGCCCCCTGCCAAGAGCTGCGGCATTTTCGATACGCCCAAGTTGCCTAATGACCTCGCGCTAATCGACAAGGGCATCCGAGATTTTATCGGGGGTGAAGAATAATGCCCGATAGCTATGAGTTCGATTGTGACGAGCAGCCCGAAGAAGAACTGACGCAAGAAGAGTTCGACGGTAGCGGCTATTCATCCGACAAAGAAGAGAACCGTAAGAACCGCGTGCGCGATGTGTCCAAATGTGTCGATAGAGCTAAAGAGCTGTACGAGAACCAAGCGGTAAGAGACGTGGTGGATACCATCATGTTCAACACCGTTAGGAATAACGATGTTGGCTACACTTCGTCCGAGTTCAAGTGCGATCTAAAGCGAACTCTCAGGCGCAACAATGTGACCATTGAGAATAAGCGGGTAATCGTGAACGACCACGTTGCCGTTGTACTCATTCGCGTTGCATGTGCCGACAACAAAGAGTTCATCGACTATGCGCCGATTTCCAAAGCCGAGTGCGATGCGCTGCTATATGCGGAAGAGCCAGACAAATACGAATGGCTCAACTCTTCGCTTTACGGCGGTGCCCTCAAAGAGCACAAACGGCAATGTGCGTAGACAACGAAACCCTCGCAGAGATGGAGCGTCTTTGCGAGGACAGATACCAACAGTTGATACAGGGCGGTTGCGATCCAGACGTGGCGGCAGACCGAACCTTTGATGCTTTGAGGGCTTCACTGGACGAGGTACCGCAATGTTTCGATAAGCGCGACCGCCTTTTTGAAAACAAGCTACGAAGCGTAGCGGAAAGGAATCAACATGCGTAATGTCAACTGGGGGAGCGTTCAGGCCAGTACCGATGGGGGTGATTTCAAGCGCCCCGCGCCGGGCGGCTACGTTGCCCGCCTCGTATCGCTCGAAGATAACGACGCAAAGCAGTATGTCGAAGCCGTTTTCGACATTGCCGAGGGCGAGTTCGCCAACTACTACTCCGACGATTGGGGCGTTAGCCACCCCTACGCCCACCACTTCTTCATGAGCTACAAGGACACGGCGCTGGGCATGCTCAAGGGCCGTCTCGAAGCCATCCAGGCATCCAACCCCGGCTTTGACCCGTTCGCCGCGTGGGATGCAGGCCGTCTGGATATGTTCGCCAACCGTCTCGTCGGCATCAACCTCCAAGAGGAAGAGTACGAGTACAACGGGGAGGTCAAGACGCGCCTTAACGTATGCCAAGTCGTTCCCGTTCAGGACGTGCGTGACGGCAAGGTGAAGCCCCGCGATACCAAGAAGCTCGACGGCGGTAATGCCCCCTCCACTACTCCTGCGGTGGTGGCGGCTCCTGCGGCTAACGTCTACGCTGGCCCCATCCCGTTCAACTAATCGTGATTATCGAGGACACGCGGCAACAGAAGTCCAAGCACGGCAACATAGAAAAATGGATGGTAGCCCATGGCGTGGAGTTCGCGCCTAGGGCTACCGCCTTACCGTTCGGCGATTACATGCTCGAAGGCTCCAACATCTCCATCGACACCAAACAGGACGTGCAGGAGGTGGCGGGGAACATCGGGCGCGACCACGCGAGGTTCGTCCGCGAGTGCGACAGGGCGCGAGCCGAGGGCTACCGTCTGGTAATACTCGTGGAGGAACACCCCGAGTTCAACGACCGCTCGAAGCTATGCCAATGGAAAAGCTACGTTTGCCGCAAATGCCGCAGGTGCAACCCGTTTGATCGCGGGAGCAAATGCGTCAAGTACCGAAGCAAGCCGATGAACGGGCGAACCGTTGCCCGCATCATCGGCACGCTCGAAAAGGAGCACGGCGTCAGGTTCGAGTTCTGCTACAAGCGGGACACGGCACGCCGGATATGTGAAATTCTAGGAGTTCCATACGATGGATGAACGCGAATCGCGCCTATCCGAACTGGGAAGGACGGCGCTCTCATACGTCCGCGCCGGGTTCGCCGTCTTTCCGGTGGCCCCGCGCGGCAAAGTCCCGGCATCGGACGCACGCCACGGTCTGAACGACTGGACGGACAACCCGGACAACGTAATCAACTACTGGACGGAACACCCGAACGCCAACATCGGAATCACGTGCGGAGCGCCGAGCGGCGGTCTGCTCGTCCTCGATTTTGATGTGTCAGATTCCAAGGACGGGCTTGCGACGCTCAAGGAGTGGGAGACAACCCATGGCGAGTTGCCCGACACGCCCATTGCCGTCACTGGCAGCGGCGGCAGGCACTACTTCTTTAGGACTGGTCGAACTAACATCCATCCGTCCACTAACTCGACCTTGGGCGTGGACGTGCGCTGTGACGGCTCATTCGTCGTCGCGGCGGGCTCCATCCATCCCAACGGTCAGATGTACGAATGGATCGCATCGCCTTGGGAAGTGGACATAGCCACAGCAGACGATAACGTTTATGACTTCCTCGATTACATCCAGCGCAACGGTTCAGACGAGGTGAACGCACGCAAGGAGAACGGCAAGTTCTCGCTACCAGCCGAAATCAAGTCGGGCGAGCGCGACAAGACGCTTTTCCGCTATGCGTCACACCTCAGAAGCATCGGGCGCTCGGACGAGGAGATTCACAACGCCGTGCTCGGCGCGAACTTCATGAGGTGCAAGCCGCCCATGGACTCGCGCGATATCGACCGCATTGTAAAGAGCGCGTGCAAATACGAGCAGGGCGGCGGCATCGGATATAAACCAAGTGA